CGGGACATCGCCAGTATCGGCGAGCGGGACAACGGCAATCACGGTCACCATTGACCAGACGCTGCTCACTGCTGGGGCAGCAACTACCGCAGAGGGATTGCGGACGCCAGTAAAAAACTCCACTGGCTCCACGATCAACAAGGGGTCGGTAGTCTACGTCACCGGTGCAGACGGTACAAACGCCTTGATTGGGTTGGCAACCGCCTCTACTGAAGTTGGGTCATCTAAGGTGCTTGGGATTGTATCCAGCACACTAACAAATAACGCATTTGGATATGTAACCGAAGCTGGGCAGCTTTCTGGCATCGACACGTCGGCCGCAACGGCTGGCTCCTCGGTCTGGCTTGGCAATGCGCCAGGGTCATTCGTATTTGACAGTCCTCCAGCAAAGCCAAGCAACAGCGTCTACCTCGGTGTCGTCACGAAGGCCAACGTCTCCACTGGAGAGATTCTGGTCAAAGTGCAGAACGGATACGAACTTAATGAACTCCACGATGTGGACGCACCATCCCCAGTAGATGGACAAGCCTTGATCTGGCAGGCATCGACAAGCCAGTGGGTTAATGGATCAGTTTCAGGCGGCGTCGGTCTAGATTCCGTCTTTATGTTGATGGGAGCATAAATGGCTACTACATACAAAGTACTAGGTCAGATTACGCCAAGCGCGGCAAGCGCGACGACGCTTTACACAGTTCCTTCTGCGACACAGACCGTGGTGTCAACGCTTATTGCGTGCAATCAGGCATCTGCATCATGCACAATCAGGGTTGCAGTAAGGCCAGATGGAGCAACGCTGGAATCAAAACATTATATTGTGTACGATGCAACTCTTGCAGCGTATCAGACGATTGCATTTACACTTGGAATTACCGGCGATGCGTCCGATGTTGTCACGGTGCAATCGTCTAATGCAACGACGTCATTCACCGCATTCGGATCAGAGGTGGCATAATGGCTATTGAATCTACTGGCGATAATACGCTCCTAGTAAATATTGATGCAAATGTTACGTCGCAGGCAACAACGCTCAATACTATTTCAACAAATGTAAATAGCACACTTACAATTTCTCAGGCAATTCAAACTTCTGCCGGTAAAATTGTATATGCTGTTTTTACCGCAAGCGGGACATGGACTCGGCCATCTGGCGTGACGGTAATTGATGCGCTTCTTGTTGGCGGTGGAGGTGGCGGAGGTCCAGCAATCGTTTCACAAAGGAATGGCACGACGCAGGGTCCAGCAGCGGCTGGTGGGGGAGGAGCTGGCGGTGAAGTAAAAGCAGTTTCCAATATCTATGTCGGAGCGTACACGTCTTTGACAGTAACGGTTGGTGCTGGTGGATCTGGCGGGTCGGTTTCTGGAAATGGGACTTCGGCAGCAACAGTAACATACCAATCAAACGGCTCTAATACTACACTGACAAATGGAACAGTCACACTTGCTGCTGCTATTGGTGGCTCATTCGGCGGAGGAATGAACTATCTTGGCGCGACTGGTGTCTGCAATTTTTCTGGAACATCCCCAAAAGCAAACGGCAGAAATCTTGGCGGGAGAGGCGTATCCGCAGATTTAAATACAACTCAATCTAGCTATGCGACCTATTTGCAGGGCGGAACTGGAGCTGGCGGGAACTCCGATGGCTTGACTGGCCTGCAAGATTACGAAAAATTTCCAACTGGTAATGGCTGGGACGGACTTGGGAAACTAATTATTATACCGCAATCACCAATTACGTTTGTTAACTCTGGTAGCACAAGCGTGTACAGGGCAAAGATTATGTATAAAAATCTGCTTGCTTCAAATGTTGGAAGTGGCGATTACACGACCATGAAATCGCAAATGTACAATACATATCTTAGCAACGATTCCGCAACGTGGAGTTCATTAGCAGCAGATGACGAAGCAATTTTAAACGGTCAAACGTATAAATCCACCGACTATTATATTGGTAAAACATTTTTGCATTCAGAATTGATGGCTGCCGCTCGTGGTGATTTTGTTGCCGGGCTCCCAATGAACGCAAACTGGAGTACATCAGCCTATGGCGACGGGAAAATGAGCCTATCGATCCCAGGTCCTTCAACAAATGGATTTGGTAACGGCGGTTGGGGCGGTATTGTATTCAACAGTTCATTCTCTGGATCTGCTCACAGCACGACAGTTTTCCCATCTCCTTCATCGTATATTGCGTTTGGTGCGTCCCCAGCGATGTATTTGCACCCGGGTCCGTATACTTCGAAAACGGTTCCAAATAGGGTTGAATGGAACGGATCGTCAACTGTCTCTGAGGCTGGGACGAACGGTGGGGCAAATACCGGCGACGGAGGAAACGGGGCAGCCGCAGCAAGTTATACATCATCTACAATTGTCACAGCAGTAAAGGGTGGTGATGGCGGATCTGGTATCTGCATCATCTCGTACTCAGTATGAAAAATAATGTAATTATTCTCAGGGAAGGCGTTGTTGCCAACGTTTTTGTTGGTAGCGAAAATGGATGGACCAACGACCACATGGCCCAGTTCCCAGGATGCACTTTTGTATTTGCAGATCATATTCCAGCAATTGGGAGCATTTATGATCAATCAACCGATTCATTTAATGCGCCGATTTCTGTTGTTGTCAGAGCTGAAGATCTTATTCCTGTAGAAGATCCAGCATCGCCGGAGGTATTACCAGAATGAGCATCGGCGTCACGACGCAGCTAACAAGTGTAAATACCAGCCAACTTGTTGATGGTGCAGTTACATCTGCAAAGATTGGAGCTGGCGCGGTCGGGACGTCCGCAATTTCATCTGGCGCTGCAACTTCTGGCCAACTATTGCAGGCAAATGGATCTGGTGGTGCTTCGTACCAAACGCTAGACACATCTGCTATGGTTTTGATTTCATCCACAACGGTTAGCGCTGCAACTGGTGTGTCATTTACAAATATTCCGACTACATATAAAGAACTTATCGTACGATGGTATGATGTTTACCAAAATCTTGTAAATGTTCATCTTTATGTTAGAGTAAACAGCGATACGGCATCAGTATATAACAATAGATTTCACAGAATGGTGAACAATACTGTTGCATATAATACAAGTGGAACTGGAAATCAAGCTGGGTTTGGATTTGGTGCAGATGACTTTGGCGTTGTGCCAAGTTGCAATACTGCATCGTCAAGTACGAATGAACTTGCAACTGGGTATTTAAGAATTGCCGGATCATCAGAAACTGGAAATAGAATGATGGAATCATTTTCTACTGGATATAGATTGACAACTGCTCCATTATATTTTGGATTGTGGTGGGGATCATGTATTTATAAGCCAACATCTGGATCGGCGATAACCTCGATAGAATTTCTTAGGAGCTCTACTCAAACAATAGATGGAAAATTTTTTCTGTATGGTGTAAAATAATGATTTACGAAGTTGATGTTTCTACTGGGAAAATTGTGAAAAGAAATCAAACTGAAGCAGAATTGGCTCAAGAATCTTACGATCAAAATGTTTTTTTAAATATTCGAGCCGAACAAAATGCGATAGCACAAGAAGAAATTTCTGCCAGAGAATCAGCTATTTCAAAGCTCGCCGCTCTTGGTTTGACCGAGGCAGAAGTGGCCGCGCTCGTCAAATAATGGCGGAACTAGCCCCAGTCCTGACTGGCTGCCATGTCTGCCGAAGCCCGCTGATAGAGCTCATTAACAAGAGAATTGCAAGCGGGATGAGCGACATTGCCGTCTCTAACTGGTTAAAGGATGAAGGTGCGTACATTAGCCGCATCACCATCGGAAAACACAAGCGCGAGCACATGACATCGCAGCACGAATCCGCTAGGATCGAAGCGGCGAAAGTGCTAAAGAAGCAGCAGGGAACCATCAAGTTCAAGGGGGATCTGGCCGGGCTGGTCAGGGATCAGGTGATGAGCCTGGTCGAAGCGGGACAGCTCACTCCTACCCTCGCGGAGGGGCTGCGAGCACAGGAAATTATTGATCGCAGACAGGAGAAGAACAGTGACCGCGAATTCACGCTCGCCCTTGCGGGCATTTTGGGAGGATCTGCTCTACTCGAAGGTACCGCTGTGGCTATTGGGATGGAAGAGCTGGGCGAAGGAGCTGAAGAGCTTCCCGTTTACAGTCAAGACCTCGTTCTGGATGACCCAGAAAGACTACGAAAAGTGGCGCAAGAGCCTCAAGATAGCAGCCAAGGCGGTCAGTCGGCATAAGATTCCAACCACGGAGATCCGCCTGCACCACCATTGGATTAGCAGGAACTGTGACATGGGCGTCGCAGATGACGTGAAGAAGAGCATTGAGCTCTGCGACACGCACCCGGAGACCGTACTGCACGAACTGGCGCACCTTTGGACGCAGGATTACCACACAAAGGGTTGGGCCAGGCACTTGTTCATACTCCATCGTGAGTATCTGAGCAAGGAAGAGGTAGCATTTTACCAGCGAGAGACAGTAAAGAGATATAAAACAGCGAAGGAGCTCGTGGACAGTGGGGAAGTCAAGAGACTTTGCATCTGTGGCAGGAGGCTTAATTGAGAAGGTGGGCATTCATCGCTCTTTTAGTAGCGGGGATGTGGCCAGCAACAGCGCTGGCGGTCGACAGTCAAGACGATTGGGAGTTCAACACGGACTCCAACGGGACAATAACCATCGCGGAGGACGGATCATTCACGATCACGGGAGCAAACAACCCACCGCCTGGGTCGATCACGCAGAACGCGGAGACAAAGTACACGACGCTCGTCGTCGAGGACCAGTTTATCGGCTTTACGTGGAGCTTCTTAACAACCGACTCCTCCTATTGGGACACGCCGTACTACGGAAGCTCGGATTTGTGGATTCCGTTCGTTTCGGAGCTCACCCAAAGCGCAAGCGGGTACATCGAACTGCAACTAATCGCGGGGAACACGTTCGGATTCAAGATCGTAAGCAAGGATTCGTGTTGCGGGGCTGGCAATTTGACAATCGGGAACATTATCGAGCCGTCCCCGAGCGCGAGTGCGGAGCCTAGCGTTGATCCATCTCCAGAACCGAGCCCAACGCCGGAGCCTACGCCCGAACCGACGCCGACTCCAGAGCCTACGCCGTCGCCTGAGCCGAGTCCGGAGCCAACGCCAGAGCCAGTTCCTGATCCAACTCCTGAACCGACTCCAGAACCTGAACCAACGGTAGAGCCGGAGCCGACAGATGAGCCAGAGCCGACAGATGAGCCAGAGCCGACTCCCGAACCAGAACCGACGGCCGAACCGTCAGAGGAACCGACAGATGAAGAAAGTCCTGATCCTAGTATCGATCCTAGCCCTGAGCCTGAGCCTGTTGACCCTGTTGAAGAAGAGATTGGCGAAGTAGTCGGGGAGATTTTTGACAACATTCTTGCCATCACCGAGATCGGTAGCGATCTTGACGAGGCAGAGAAGGAAGAAGCGCAGCCGGTAGCTGCGGCAGTCATTGCAAGTCAGATTGCAATGTCATCAGTAGCATCAGCGGCAAAAACCATCGGGGGGAGCGGCGGTCCTGCCGGGGGAATGGATAACTCCAAACCAACCCGGAAAGGAACAAGGCGTGATTCGTAACATTATTTTGGATCTTCTCGGGGGAGCGTGGACCATACTCGGACTATTGTTCGCGGTGGTAGTTCTGCCAGAGGGGCAGACACAGACCACGATGGGCACGCTGTTCGCGTTGCTCACAATCGCATGGCTCGTTACTGGGCCACTACGCTGGAAGGAATAACATGCAGTTTAAAGTCAAGTCGCAACTCGATCACGTAGAGAAGGGTGGCATTCTCGACGACTGCGGGCCGTCAAGCACGGCTGCGGCTGTCGCGTGGGCATCCGGCTACAAGGTCGACCCGAGCGCAGGCGATGGCATCAAGGCCAAGGCCAAGGCAACGGGCTTCGTGGAGAAGGAAGGCGTGAGCGACAATGGCTCATCGCTTGGTGACCTGATTAAGACTGCCAAGGAACTTGGCGCCAAGGCCCGATACGCAAAGTCATGGGACGATGTAGTCCTCTCTGCGCATCGCGGTGCTGGTCTGCTCGTGTGGGTTCAACAGGCTGTTGGATACCCTCCTGTCGAGATCAGCGAATGGCACAAGAAGTGGCAGAACTATTGGCTAAAGAAGGATAAGAAGCATATCGCGGATGGCTATGGTCACATGACCGCAGCGGGGTGGGACGCCGTGGATGGTTGGCAGTGGGCGTGCCCAACGCGCAGCGGCAAGGGCAAAGAGAAGTTTGCTGTCAAGATCACCGAAGATCAACTGAAGGCTATTGCCTCCAGCAAGAAGAAACTCACTGGCGGCGCAGCCCACAAGCACGTCGTCATTGTTGAGTGGAAGTAAGGAGTCCCAATGTACAGCGATCTTAAGGCGGGCATCCGCTGGGTCATCGACAACACTGGCGTTGACGAGGCGCTCATCGAGTTTGGCCGCACATTCATCACCGTTTCAATCTCTGTTGCCCTTGGTTTGGGCATCCCGCTCCTTGACATTAGCGGAGGCGACTTCCGCACCATTATCTCTGCCGGCCTTGCATCTGGCCTTCAGATTCTGATTAAGTTCCTCGATCCTAAGAATACACAGTTCGGTATCAAGGAAAAGACCCCAGAAGAGAAGGCGGCTGCTGAGAAGCAGTTCGATATCTAAGATGGCTAAGCGCGGAACGTTTGGCGGGTCACGATTCGGATACACCGGATTTGGCCGCTCTGGATTTAAGAAGGGCTTTGGCCGTGCGTCGTTTGGCACGGCTCAGGGGGTTGCCCAGGAAATGATGCGCATGTTCAAGGAAATGCAGACCCCTGGATTTGACAAGAAGTTTGGGCAGACTGGCCCAGTACAAATCCCAAGGGAACGTCCGTTCAGGCCAGTCCCAGACCCTGGAGCTGGCACGTATGTTCGTCCGCTTGAACCTACAAATCCTTTCTATGACAACCCAGAAACACCGATGCCAGGTCCAAAGATGGGTCCACCAAAAGCGCAAGCAAAGCAGAAGCCAGTTAAATTCCGGCCGAAGCTTACTCGTGGGGCACGCTGATCGTGGCAGAGAAGAAGCCCCTTTGGGGCAAAAAGGGAAAGTACAAGCCAGAAATGGTTGGCGCCTCTGGCCGACCATTTTTTAAGGGGCGAGCAGACGACCTTATCTCTGGCATCAAGTCGGAACGTCGTGGTTTTGATATCGAGATTAATCTTACTAAGAAGCAGGCCAAGAAGTACTCGGACCTTGTTTCCCGGGCCCAATCTGAGGGCGTAGTAGTAAATACCATGGGCAAGAAGAAATACATGAGTTCTGGATTTTCGTACAAGTCAACTGGCACGACAAACGTTCCCGGGGGATTTGCTAACAACGAACGCGGGCAAGCCGCGCAAGCGAAGTTTGAATCACTTGGCGGCCAGGTTGTCTCGCCAAATAAGAAGAAGATGGGCAACATCATTGCACCGCCGAAAAGCTCGCAAGTAGCTGGAGATCGTTCAACGTTTGCCAGATTCTATGGCGTTTACTCTGCTCCAGGAAAGCCAGCGAATAAGGGCAAACGATTCAGGAGGGGATAATGCCAAAGACAGCAGCATGGCAACGTAAGGCTGGCCAGAATCCAAAGGGCGGACTGAACGCCAGGGGTCGTGCGTCGTACAAGGCGCAGACTGGCGGGACGCTTAAGGCACCAGTTAAGAGCGGAGACAATCCGCGCAGGGCTTCGTTCCTGGCCCGAATGGGGAACATGCCAGGCCCAGAGCGTGACGAAAAGGGTCGCCCGACGCGACTCCTTCTTTCTCTCCAGGCGTGGGGAGCAAGTAGCAAGGCTGATGCGAAGTCAAAGGCCAAGGCGATTAGCGAAAGGAACAAGCGCCGTGCCTCTTAAGAAGGGATCTAGCAAGAAAGTCATTTCGGAAAATATCCGAATGGAAATGAAGAAGGGATATCCGCAGAAGCAGGCCATCGCTATGGCCCTTGCATCGGCCGGTAAGTCCAAGAAGAAGAAGGGGAAGAAGTAATGCCAATGGTCGAAGGGAAGAAGTTCCCATACACAAAGAAGGGTATCGCCGCTGCCAAGAAAGCCCAAAAGAAGCACGAGAAGACTGAGGGCAAGAAGGAGCGCGAGATGGAATACGGCAAGAAGGGCAAGAAGCGTGCCAGCTAAGAAGGGCCTTTACGCCAACATCCACGCAAAGCGCAAGCGCATTGCCGCAGGGTCTGGGGAGAAGATGCGAAAGCCAGGAACTAAGGGGGCGCCAACAGCGAAGGCATTCAAAGAGTCTGCCAAGACGGCGAAGAAGAGTTGAAGGTTGATCTCAGCCAAGGCTCCATTGCACGCGATTTGGCTCTCGGCCGCACTGACGTCGAGTTCTTTGCTTCTCGCTGGCTCGGCATCAAGGGAAACCCCGGCCAAGTACGATGGTGGAAAGCCTGCGCAGAACGTGACGATTCAGGATGGCGGCCGCGATACCTCACGACCGTCGTATCCGCAGGCAATCGTGCGGGGAAAACGCTGGCGATGGCGGTCATTTGCTTTCATCACGCCTTCTACAAGCTCGGTGCCAAATCGCCTGATGGATCTGTTGATGACGCTCGACGGTGGATGAGCCAACCGTATGAGTGGTATCATATTGGCATCCAGCAGGAAACAGCAGAACTAGTTTACCGAGAACTGTCGATTATCCTCGAGGGGATTCACCCAGCCCAGAAGGGTAATGGGTGTCCGCTAACAAAAGAGATTGGTCAGATCGCAACATACGACAAGAAATACAGAGGGGAATATCCTTGGATCAAGATTCACCCGATGTTCGGAGGGGCGAACATCCACTTCAGAACAACGCAAGACAAGGCAAAAGCGCTGCTTGGGAAAGACATGCACGGAATTTCCTTCGACGAAGCAGCGTTCGAGCCCTATCTGGATTTGATTTACCAAGAGGTGCTGAACCTACGGCGGCTCTCTACTGGCGGGCCCTTACACTTCATCGGGACGCCAACGGAGGGGCAGAACTTCTACGCGGATCTGTGGGATCGGGGCGACCCGACGAACCCGTTGAGGGACCCGCAGTTCATGAGCTTCAGGCTATCGACAAGGGATAACGTCGGGTACGGCTTGTCAGCCGATACATTTGATGCTATCCTACGCCAGCAGGATGCGTACCTTATCCCGCAGAACATTGACGGAGAGTTCATTGAAGCTAGAGAGTCTTTCTTCTCGGCAATCGCAGTGGACAAGTGTTTCAGAGATGATATTGCCGATGACGTTGCGCCTGCTGTCGGACGACGGTACGTGCAAGGAGTTGACCCCGGTATTTCTGCCGACTCGACCTGGGCTGTCACGATTGACTATTCAGATCGCCAAAATCTACGCGGCGTACGAGCTCGACGACGAGGAGGGAAGCAAACTATCCCCGCCGTTGTTAATATGGTGAGGGAGAGCCACCTGCTGTATAATCAGGACAGATCGTTCTGCACCACCGTGGTTGATTCCACTGGACTTGGTGGGCGGCTGTTCCAGCAAGAATTTAATGTTATCCGTCCAGTACGAGGCGTTGACTTCGGCGGGACGAAGGCAAAGAAGCTAGAGATGCTTCACGACCTTAAGTCGATTATCGACAAGGGTCAGATCGCATTCCCGCGCACGAGCGCGTGGATGGAGATGCGCAAGCAGTTGCTTGCATACAAGCTCAATGACAAGAAGCTAGAGACAGACGCTGTGATGGCACTTGCACTTGCAGTGCGGCACGCGCTAAGGAATCCCGAGAAGGCGGCGGAGACGCCCGCGTTCTCCTATTACGGAGCAGTTGATTAATGGCAAAGATTCGTCGCGTACCACGAGCGTTCCAGGATACGAAGGGCGTACCTGGCCAGTTTACAACCGACCCGGCCGTGGCGCCGCCAGCCCAGATCGAGGCTATTGGGAAGGCCTATGACAAGGCAAAGCGCATTTCTAAGGGCCAGCAGCTCTTTGAACCCCTTGGAGGCGGCAAGCCGCTCGTAACGTCGCTCAGCGGCCCGGAAACCCCGGTCTCCGGGACATCTAGGTCTCCACGCGGAACCAAGAACCAGCGAGTCCGCCGAGGCGGGGCGATCAAGACCAGCATTAAGTTTACGGATCTTAACATTCCGCTGCTTGGCACCGACATTGACAGCTCTGTGACGGAGCGCAAGGCACCTGCTCCTGCCCTTGCCCCAGAACTGCCAGAGCAGTACAAGAC